TGGCATTGTACTAACTCCTTTCAAGCGGTATTAGATATTGCTATATTACTCTTAAGCTTAGTCGCTTAGATTCAACATCGGCTACTACCCTATTGAGCAAACGGGTGTGGTATTACCTTAAATTCGACCAACATCTCATTTGCTATGTAGCTATAGTCGTAAACGATTTCGTCTTGCCATACACCTTGCTGGTATCAGGAAGCTCACAGACTGCCCTGTAATAGTAAAGAGTCAGCTGTGTCAGTCCAGTGCAATCGTAGTCATACTCACCTTTATCTGGATCAGCAAACACCGTTTCACCTGCTTTGCCATCAGTACCGAAACTTTCAGTTGTACCCCATTCGAAGTAGCAATCACAATTACCAGCTTCACCGCCACGATGTAGCAGCTCTCCCCACATTGTGACGGTAGTATTAGCAACATCAACTTCACCAAGGGTAGCAACAGCGGCAACTGTAGTCGAACCTATTTGTTCAAGTTCGCCATTGACATGAAGGGTTGCTGAGAATGAACCGACACCACTTTTGTCATCGCCGATGTTATTGGCGTTTGTGACAATTACATGAGAACCAGCTTTGGGCGTCATCCAGACACCATTGTTCTTGTCAACACTCAATCTGATATCTGTGATTTCTGTTGCTGCATCGAAATCAGTCTTGAGTAATTTCTGGCCAGCATCCGAATGCACCAAATAATGACCGGTGATAGTAATATCACCACCCACAATTTGCAGAGGTAGTTGTTTTACTATCTCTTCTCCAAATTGATCGATGTCTTGCATGTTGCGTGTTTCACCTGTGTACGCCCATGTCGTACTGCCTCCAATCTTTGTAGAGCCAATATAAACAGCTCCTTTATAGCCCGCTTTAACAGTCATAATTATTTCTCCTAATCTTTTTGTAAATAGAGTCGATAAGTTACAGCATAATGCCACACTTTTTCTTCTTTAATTAAATTGGCCGGCCCTCTCTCAAGACTAATCGTCGTATAGCCTGCTACCACTAAATCAAATTTGTCAAAGGCCGCTTTCAACAATTCAAACAAATTACAGACCTCCCTTTGATCAGACATAACGTCACTGAACAAACTAAATTGCACAAGACAATCTTCAAAGTCCTCCGTAAAAGTCCAGTCTGCAATATCACTCAGTAAGGAGAAAACACCATACGGAAATACAGGTTTAGGTGGAGCCTGAGTACAATAAAAATCCGTTAGCAAACCTGCCAATGCGGTTGCCTTATACCGAGCATAAATTGCCTGAAATAACGTGTTCATCTTGCTTTGAATAACCTCTTAATTGCAGCCCAGTTAGCTTCAAGTGCCCGACGTAAAGGTGCTCTAGCAGCCATCTTGCTTGTACCTAATTCGATGTAAGGAAAATACTCAATGTTGCTACCTACGTGTACTTCTCTCTTTGGCACCTGAGGTTCATGTGTTATAGATCGTCTTGCTGTACCGGTCAGTACAGGACAGTATCCATGCGACTTAGCTGTTCGCTCAACCATCAAAGCAGCAGTCTGGAGGTTCTGCCGAATTCTTTTATCAACCTCATTTAGCACATCTTTTGTGTTGTCCTTCATTTTCAGCTGTTGAATTTTCGTCTCATTAAGTTTCGCAACGTTTCCTGCGCTTCATTTTTCACTCGACTAAATGTTAGTTCAAGTTCATGCAAATCAGATAGTACTTTGGTAGTCTTATCAATTAAAGTGTTTACATGTACTTCGTCTTCGTCTTCCCCCTTCTCCTCTTGACTTTGGTTCGGTTTTTTACTCATTTTATTAACTTCAAGTCCAACACTAATCTTTTATGTTTATTATCAGGATCGTTGACATCAACTATCTCATACTTTTTACCATCATATACAACTTTGTCATCTGTCGTAATATCAACAACTCTACAAAATAGTTTCGCATCACTATAATGCGTGTCCTTCTTAAACTGCACCTTTTCAATACCCTTAGTCCAATTGATTCGACAGGGCAGATTATTATGCAAGACATTTTCAGCTTCTGTCCAACCACCATCAGGTGGATCATTGGCTATCTTTGTTACCCTAAGAATGTCAACCTTTGCATTGTTTTGCATCAGCAAGCTCCTAGCATAGGCGTCTTGCGGATATAATTTCGAATTAACTTATCTACTTCATGGACACCGGTAAGAAACTTTTTAGTTCCACGACTGTAAGCGGCATCAGCAAGTTTGTCAGAAACGACATCATCGTACGCGGTGTAAAGAGTCTCATCATTCTCATAACGACAAAGAATTATAGCAGCGTACTTAATTGCTGGAGGACAAGTAAGCCATCCATACGTGCCTGTAATCTTAATGTTGTTCGTTCCTTTTGGAAACAACCCTTTCTTATATTTGAGTCGAAGGAGCAATTCAGGATCATCTATTCCACCCGTTGCTGATTCTGGATCCAGATAAACCGAGTTAATATCATAAGTGTACCAAGAGGTATTCAGAGCAACCCCTAAAATTAGTATCTCAGTAACGGTAAGAATGTGAGGTCGTAGATTAAGAACAAGCACATCCTGATTGTTTCCATCGTGGTAAATGCTAAACGCTTTGGAGTAAAAGTAATCGTAAGTAAGATTTTCGATAAGCTGCTCCACCCGATCAATGACCACTTGACGATTAGCTTCGCTGCTACCACTGCCTATATCTAACGTGTGAGCTCCAGAGCCAACATCCGTTAAGTTGATTGCCGTGCCTGCCGCAGCGTCAACCGGATTCGTTGCAACTTTAATATGAGTTGCATCTACATTGATAGCATAATAAACTACTCCGGTTACAAGTGGAGCAGGCAACACCCCTGTCGAACTAAATCTTAACTCTGTTCCAGTCGCAACGTCGTTAGTAACGGTAATCTTTTCCGTTGAAACATCCACATCGGTTGTTGCAAAAGTTTCAGTAGCATCAACTACAACCGGCCAATTGTCGACATCCGATTCGACTATATAATTTCCTGCCGCTGCCATAACGCTTTTCCTTTATGTATGTACTCTTTCAGACCATTCTGCATCTTTATGCTCGTACCAATCCAAATGCAGAGATACGTGAACGTCAGCGTAAGTGGTTATAACCATAACATATTTTGTATTCGGTTTCAGCACATACTCATTTTGATCTCGATGTTCACTTATTGCAGCACTAAACTTATCGGTTGCACCAACTCGAACTTTTTCAAGCTCTATCGCTCCATCTGTAGCACCACCAGAAACATCCCTATGAACTACAACAGTTGCAGCGGCGGGAGTTCCAACACGTCTTCGATTGATAGGTGTCAAGACTGTCGTTCCTGCTCTATCTGCTCCCTCAGTTACAAGAACAGACATTTCTCCGGTACAAAAGACGTTGAAAAGTATATGAGCATACGTCTTGGAATCAGGTGTAGTAATCATCCACTTCTGTGTAGTTGTATTGATATTCTGGACATCACGGACTTGGAAAGAACTGCCTTCATGTATTTTATAATGCGCAGAGCTGACTCCAGTTACCGCACCTGTTTTAGGTTCGTTCATTTTCAGTCTCCTATTAAATTGCCACGTTTATCTCTCGGCCAAATATTCAACTTTGATTTACCAACACCTCTGGCCATAACCTTTAGAGGTATTGGTCCACCCTTTCTGGTAGTATGTCCTGCCTTGTGAGAACGAATGTTGAGCTCCTCTTCGTAATCTCTTAGAGGCATACCTCGAAGCTCGGGATTTATTATGTCCAGCGTTCTTATATCTTCTTTATTACTCATAATATAATTCCAATGGGAGTTGATTAAAGAGTTCAACTCCCAAAACTCCGGAAGGAGGTTGATGATTTTTTATGGACTAATTGTTAGCATGATGAACGGCGGATTACTCCATGCTCCACCGGTTGTCCGGTGAGAAACAAATCCGGCGTATTGGTGAGCTGTGTTGTTACCCCAATCATGGTCAGTACATTGATGTATACTTCCATCATCGTGGAAAACAACTGTACGGTCATTATTGCCTTCACCAATACCTGTAATACCCGGTGTCACCCAAAGTATGCCGTGTGTTTGAATCCAGCCGTTGTACCCGGCAGGCATAGGAGCGGCAGGCACACCTACTATTGAACAAACGAGACTGCCGCCGCCTGCTACATCCGTATAAGCATTCGGTACAATCTCGATCATCGTACCTGCAGCAATTATTGCTGAAATTGGCCCATCAAGCGTTATTGTAATCGTTGCTCCACTTACACCAACTTCATGCGCTACAATACGATACTGTTGAACGGGAGTCATTCCAGCGAGAACTACGCGTGCACTAACCATATTATAGGCTGTGCCAAACCAATCAGCACTTCCACTAACGGCATTCAGGGTAATGTTCAACGTAGTATCGTTGACAGCCCGAGTGTTAATAACTCCACCGGGACTTGCAAGATAACCTGGATCGTGATTGTTGCGACATCCCATACCAGGACGTACATGATAAATAGTCCCAGCTATTGAAGTTACATCCGGATGAGCATACCGAAAAACATCGCCATCCCAAGTTACCCGCCGTGTTCCGAACAAGCAATTCTGTACGGCTGAGACTGAACGCAATCCCTGTAGGGCTGCTTGCCCTGCCATCAGGCCACCATAAATCATGTCGTTTTCGATACCGTGCGCCATCGCCTCCTGAAGAGGCCGACCAATCATCTGCCCGATGTCACGGTCCATCAGGGCTAAGTTTCGTCTAGTCATTTTATTTACTCCGTAATTTTTGTAGGCAAATTAGGCCTACGTAGGCTTTTACTTAACGTTACTGTTCATGCCAACGACTGCCGCTATTCAGGCACTTCGTCTTCAACGATAGTAAGCTGATCTGCTGTAGCTCCATACTCGTTACCGTCAGGAGCCTCAGGCTCAAGGGTAAACTCGCCATCAGGTTGTTCTGGAAGTACGGTGATGAGATAGATCGTTTCGTCTTCATCAGTATCGATCTTAACCTTTCGGCCAACCGTTAGCTTTGAAAGCTTCGCTTGTTGTGCGTCCCATTCTTGCAACGCTACAACTAAGTCTGCTTTCTTAACACCAGAAGTTGGAACAGGTGGGTCACGTTCTTTCGCTATCTCTTGAAGATCGCCGAGAAGCAAGGTTTCGTACTCGATATCGGCTGTGGACTCTACTTCACTATCTTCGTTCTGATCATC